AACCCAGGGGGTTTCTAGCGTGGCGGTTGGCTTCTCCGAGTGATGGAGACAAACGCTAGTTTGTCGAAGGAACGGAGAAACAACACGAAGCCACAAGACAAACACGAAGCCACAAGACAATTATACTGCAAATCTCAAAACACCGGAACCTTGACTGTAAAGGATAAAGTTAATACATGATACAATAACAATTAATTTTGCTTTGTTTCTCAATTTTTTGTTTACTTCTCCGTCTGGCAATTGTCCGATATAATCAGATTCGTAATTGATATATAATTCACGTGCTCGTGATGTATTCAAATGTCCTGATGGTTGATAAATACCAGGATATAAATTAAATGGTATAAAATACAAACATTCGTCTTTTGGAGATGCTAAAGTACCCTTACCATATTGGTATGGTGTATAATGTGAAAAGAACGTTGGACTTGTTGGTTTAAATAAATCAATACCGTGTGCTGATACACCTAATGATGTGATTACAGGTGATTCAAATCTAAGAACAGCTTCATTAGCTATTAAATTACATTCTTGCGTTCCTGTGTTATATTGTGCTCCTGCCATACAAATCGGCTCAGTTCCATCTTCTCCTGGTTTGGTCAATATACAATTTTTATGCCAAAAGTCGATAGATTCTTCATTTACTGGCGGACGAAATGCGACAGACATAAATTCAATTGGGTATTTGATGTTGTGTAATAATACATGTCCAATTTGATCTCCTACTAATTGTTCTTGTCTTTTGTGTACTCTGATTAATGTAAATCCGATTCTTTGCATGAAAATATCGTGAATTTCTGGGTTCATGAAAATATGATTAACATATAATTCACATGTACTGATATCTGGTGCGTTAAATGGCACAAATTCTCCATCAATACCAGCAGTACCATTATTGACTGCTGCTGCTAAATTAGTTACTGAATTGATTTTTGCAAATAATTTTAAGGATCCGTATGGAAGCGCAACGTTTGGAATTGCAGTTCTAAAATCTCTGCACCAAAATATAGCTGGAATCCACATTTCTAATGATGTGTGAACTGCTTTTAATGTTTGACCTCCATTAGAAATATGTCTGACTTCTCTGTAAAATTGTCCAAATGGATTAGGGGTCAAGTAACATTTAATTGGTACTTCTTGTCCCATACATTTTTCCCATGATGATTGTTTATCAGGTAAAACGTGAAAGTTATAAAACTCATTATATTCTTCTGGTCCGATTTCGTCTATTGGATTGTTATTTATTTTAAGTTCCAATGATTTGAAAAATCTGTGTCCTGGTAAATCTGCATATTTCACGCGCTCTGAAACTGCTGGTGGATTATCTGGGTCGGTTTCTGTTAAATTTGGGTTTATTGCTGATAGATTTTTTAATATGACGTGAAATGCCATATCTGCTACAAAATCACCGTGTTGATCTGGTGTAAATTCTGCGCATCCATCCCAGTAACATTGCGTCACACATTTGGTTTTTAAATATTCATATCCGATTGCCACAAATGGTTTAAAGTGCGCATTCATAAATAATATGTGGGTTTGTTCTATTTCATGTAATGTTGGTAATAATGTGTTTCTTGATGTTCCAGTTCTCATTTCAAAATCTTTCCAATGATCTTTCAAATATTTGGTTGAAATTTTATATCCTGAATTTGATGCATTATGTGCTTTGACCAATGATGCAACTTTTCTGTTATAAATTGCTGCTAGTCTAGCATTCAAATAATCGGTTGCGAGCATCATAGCATCGCTCTTACCGTTGTTGGTGATCAGTTTGAATGGCCCGGCTGTTGACATTTTTAGCTGTTTTAGTAGTTATATGTGATTAGTTTCAAAAACTGTCTTGTATTGAAAATTTTATGAATTACAACTAGTAATATAAAATAGCAGCGAAGAAAAAAATAGATAATTAATATAAAAATTGATATAACTTAGAGCAAACATACAACAATATGTATTTTCTGAAAGACTCCAAAGTTTACGTCAAAAATAAAATCAATTCAAGACATAGTCAAAAATGACAAAGTTTTGACGAGTGATGGAACATTCAAAAAAGTACTTTCTGTAACAGAACATGAAACAGAAGAGAAAGAAAAATACATGCTCCGACCTAAATATCATCATTGTAATATGTCATGTGATAAAAATCAAGAATTTTTAATAAAGGAACGATTCAAAAAATTCAACTCGGCCATCAAAAAATATGAATTTTATTATACAGAATCCAAATGGAAAAAAGCCAGTGAAATAACTAAAACTGATATGTTTGCGCTTCCTATAAATAACATGGAAACAACCACATCAATAGGGTCAACAAACGGATATGGTGACACAAAAACAATAAAACTTGACAAATTAGAATATTGGTACATGATGGGTTATTTTATCGGAGATGGCTGGGTTACACATAAACCAAGGGCATCAGATCGTAGGTATTATAATCACAAAATATATTTTGCCGTCAGCGACCAAGATCGTGATGAAGTTGTTCCTAGATTACTTAAATTATTCCCAAAATTGAAAAAACGGAAAAAATATAAAGTTGAAAAATGCGATTCTTATGAATGCACTGATTTTCATTGGTGGTCCATTCTAAAACTATTTGGTGAATATGCTTACGGAAAATTTTTACCAGAATGGGTTCAAAATACCAAAAAAGAATATATCAGAGAATTTATTAAAGGTTATATTGAAGCAGATGGTCATCGCGACAAAAAACTTAATACAATTGGATTATCAACGATTTCACATAATTTAGCATATGGATTACAGAGACTATTATTGAAAATAGGAATTGTTTCAACAATAAAGTTGGACAAACGAGCTGGCTATATACAAATAAAAGGTAAAATATGTTATCAAAAAAATATTTACCGAGTGAGATATAATCTCAATAAACCCCGCAAAGGATTTTATTTAATCAAAGATAATTGTGCATGGTTCAAACTATTTAAAAAATCAAAAAAACAACGGACAAAAAAAGAGAAAGTTTATACTCTAAAAATCGAAGGTAGTGATAATTTCGTTCTTGAAAATGTGATAGTGCGCTCTGATTGATCATTATTTTTTTAAATTTATAATTTGATTAATTATTAGCTTTAAACAATGGAAACAAACTATCTTGACAAATATTTTTATACAGATTTAGTGAAACTAATATTGGATTATTTATGGTTGAACATTGACGAACGTGATATTTTAAATTTATCATCAGACAAATACATTGGCAATATTATTATTTGTTTAGATAAAACTAAATTCAATAATGAACACAGAAAACAAATGCGAACAGTAGAAATTAAGTTTAATGATATTCCTGATACATTGGTTAATTTAACCAAATTATATTGTCCATACACATATGTTTCTGACATTCCCAACACATTGGTTAATTTAACTGAATTATATTGTGATTGCGCTAAGATTTTTAATATTCCGAGCACATTAATTAATTTAACTATATTATGTTGTCCGTATACTTATGTTTCTGTTATTCCCAGTACATTGATTAAATTAATTGAATTAGATTGTGAAAAAACATATGTTTCTGTTATTCCCAATACATTGATTAACTTAACTAATTTATATTGTGGGAGGACTGATATTACAACTATTCCAGATATATTAATTAAATTAACAACATTAATTTGCTCATACACTAATATTTCAACCATTCCGGATACGTTGATTAATTTAACTGAATTAGATTGTTCATGCACTGATATTTTAGTGATTCCGGATGCATTAATTAAATTAACTGAATTAGATTGTTCATACACTGATATTTTAGTGATTCCAGACACATTAATTAAATTAACTGAATTAGATTGTGATTTTTAATGATTTTTTTTGAGTTTATAATTTGATTAAAATGTTATATTGTAAAACCATGGAAATAAACTATCTTGATAAATATTTTTATACAGATTTGGTGAAACTAATATTGGATTATCTATGTTTAAAAATTGATGAAGATGATATTTCAGAAACATCAGACAGATATATTGGGAATATTGTTGTTAATTTAAATAAAACTGAATACAATAAAAAATACAGAAAACTGATGCGAAAAGCAAAGATTCGATTTGATAATATTTCTGATAAATTTATTAATTTAACTTATTTAAGTTGCAATAGGACATATATTACGGTTATTCCGAATACATTGATTAATTTAACTTATTTAGATTGTTCAAATACATCAGTTTCGATTATTCCTGACACATTTATTAATTTAACATATTTAAACAGTTGGGAGACAAATATAACTGTTATTCCTAATACATTGATTAATTTAACTAGGTTACATTGCTCAAACACAGATATTACGGTTATTCCGGACACATTGATTAATTTAACTGATTTATATTGTTCAAGTACAAATATTTTGGTGATTCCTGATAAATTAATAAATTTGTTAAATTTATATTGTTGGAACACCAAGATTAAATTTATTCCAGACACATTGATTAAATTAACTAATTTAGATTGTGGTTATACAAATGTTGCGGTTATTCCAGATAAATTGATTAATATAACAGAATTATATTGTTATGGAACAGATGTGCGTGCAGTTCCTGACACATTAATTAAATTAATTAAATTGACCAAATCACGGTATTTTTAAATATATTAATTCTCAAAGTGTTGAATGTATAAATTGATGATGTTTTTTACATAATGTTTGTAAATTATGAACAGCATTTTTGTGAAAATGTTTATTTTTTATCATTCCGAATTTATCAGCAGTATGTTGTTCGTTGATGTGATGTGTGTGTAAATCTTCAGTTGCATCGCAATTTTTGTATTCGCATTGAAAAACTAATTTTTTAGTATTGTATCTACTTTTTTTTCCTTTGGAATTAACCAATGCTTCAACAAAAGTATATTTTTTGACAAGTTTATTTCTGAGTGATATAGATTCTGAAATAAATTTATTATCATTTATAAATATTTTTGCTACTTCTATTCCGTACAATTTTGTATTTGGTTTTCCTTTTTGTAATTTTCTGTCGTGAATCATATTATTATTTTTTATTTGTGTTGAAAAGTGATAGAATTTATTTTGTGCAGTATTACTGAGTATTTTGACCAATTCGTGTTTGTGTGATGCGAGCAAATAACAACATTGTTGTCTGTTAAGTTTTTTCAATGTATTTGCGACGAGTGCTAATGATGAATAATATTCGGTTCCTGTCAGTAATTCATCCATAATAATTAAACTGTTATTATTCATTCTCGTGAAAATGGTTGATAAGTTTAATATTTCGTTTGTGAATGTTGACACACCATTACATAAATTATCTTTTGATCGAATTCTTGTGATAATTGTGTCAAATGGCGAAAATACAAATTTTCTGGCAGGTACATATATGCCAGCTTGTGCGAGTATAACACATACTGGTATACTTTTGATATAAACAGATTTACCTGAGCCATTATATCCATATATTATTCTATTTTTATTATTGTTGTCAAAATAAATTCCATTTGTAACAAATAGTTCAGAAGAGTTTGTTTCTACAATAGGGTGTCTTATGCCAACGGCATCAATATTACAATCTTTTGATAATTTAGGACACGTATATTTATGGTTATTTTTTAATGTTAAGTTGTTTAGACCAATGTCAATTATTGATATATATTTTACAATGTAATTAAAATTAGGAAGAAACTGATTTGCTTTTACCATGTATTTATACACACATTTTTTATTGATGTCATATATTTTTTCTTTTGTCGTCAACATTTTGTCTGATAGATTTCTTAATTTTGGGTGAGATAATTTAACATTTGTTTTCAGTTCTTTTACTGTAAATTTTAAGATAAATCCTTTCTTTACAAGTTTTTTATATTTAGATTTAGATGATATGTGAATGTAATGCCCATCTTGCACAGTGTATTTTATCGTTGCATTTATATTTTTGTATTTATTATTAATTTTGTCCAGATAGTTTGTTTTCATTTCGGTGTCAATTTTTTTTATATCAGCAATTAATGTGTCAACTTTTGACTCACAATTTTGTGTGAATATGATTCCATCAATTTTATCAACAGTTCCATATTTTTCAAATTCTTTGATCAAGAATATTTCAGCAATATATTTTTCATATTTTTCAATATCATTTATCAAGTTTGATGGGTCAAACAAATTGTGTTTTTTTGCCAATGACAAACATTTTTTTACGAGTTTAATTGAAGTGTAGAATTGGTAATATTCTGACGGTCTTATTTTGCACAATTCTATTTTTCTGTGCAATTTTTCAATATCAAAAATATTTTTTAGTTTATATTCATTTTCTTTTCCGCATAACTTTTTACTGATTTGGTATCTGTCGTTTAACTCTGTTATTGATTTTATTGGATTTAATATTCGTTCTTTCAATAATCTTTTTCCCATTTGCGTTTTTGTATTATTGATTATTTTAAATATTGATTCATTCTGTTTTCTGCCAGTATTTATTATATTAAGATCAGATATTGTTGAAAAATCAATATAAACCTTATTATTTTCTGAATTATTACATACAATTGGATTTTTCAATTTCATAACAATATCTTCACCAAAATCAATTAAATATTCAATCAAGCTAATAAAACAGAAACGTGCAAGATCATATTTTTCTATATTTAAATATTCTATTGGGGACACCAATGATTTATTACAATATATTTTATTTAATAGTTCTGTTTGATAACTTATGTTTTTTCGGTATGATACATCATCAATACATTTAATTTCTTCATATTGTATGTCAAGTTCATCTAATTTAAGTTTTTTAATGATATCTCTCGATAATTCTTTTGAATTGTTCATGAATATGAATTCTGCTGGTGGATTTGATAAAATAAAACCAAATGCTTTGTCATATTTCTCATATTTATCGTTTTTTGGATATATTTCACATAATTTCACTGCACCAGTACCAATGTTTATATATGTCAAAGCCAATATGTCATCACATACGCAATAAATAATACCGTTATTGTTATTATCAATACTTTCATTTTCAATAAAAGTTCCTTGAGACAATAACTTATCAAGAGTTCTCAATATTTTGCCACCAGATTGTTTTATCTGTTTGAACAGTGCTACTTTTTTATTATTTTTTAATAATATTTTAACATAATGATCTACACGATATAATGGAAATCCAGCCATATGGGGATTATTATTATTATGTTCTCTTTTTTTACTTAATCGAGTTTCAAACAGATTGCACATATTACACACTTCATGAAAATAATCATAATTTTTGTCGTCTGAATACATTTGATAAAAATCACCAATTTGAAATAAAATAACAGTGTTGTCACCGTATTTGTTTTTGATGCGATTTGTCATAATATTATATATGGCATGTATTTTCATGTTTCCTACATAAAATTGAAATTTTGGTGAAACAAGTTTTTTAAAATCTTCATTTGTGTTTATTGTTATCATGTTTGATTGTCAATCATCTTATTACTAAAATAAAATTAAAATATCACATATTCGACAACACCTGTGTCGGTAGTTTAATAAAAAAACTTAAATATTTTGCACAAGGCACTAATTTAAATCTTGAAATATCCTGTCACCATAAAATGATCGCTGGCTTCATCTTCGTCAACTAATATAACAACTTTATTAAACTTAAATTCACTTTTTTTGTAATAAATATGGTCTAAATGACTGGTAGCACCAATAGGTTCATAATCATATTTAAATGGTTTAAATGTTTTTACAACTGGCACATCACTGTTGTCTGGGTTTGTAATATCATCATATTTTTGTTCGATTACATATTTAAACATTTCTTTCCAATGACGATCAAATGTATTAAAATCACCGACAATAATAGTTTTATCGAATTTAAACAATGTTTTCAATGCACCTAATTTAGCATCTTTTTGCGTTGACAAGTGACAATTTATAACAGAAAATTCTTCAAAATCTACTTTGAGATATGGATACACTTTGTCTTTTGACTCAATATATGTTGTGTTGTGAACACTGAATGATTTGACTTTTTCTTTACTCAAAACATATAAAAATGTAACTCCCTTTGCGCTAGGCTTACGTTTATTAAACAACATACCGGTAGTGTAATACTTGTGTTCTTCAGCAAATTTATAAATATCATCCACAAAATCAGAGTGAACTTCCTGTAAACAAATTATATCTGATTTTTGTTCAAGTATATTTTTAACTATTTTAGGCCACCTAACCGACCATCCGTATTTGTCTGAATTACTGTCATTAATTCTTGTTGACCAAGTTATGTTATA